TCACTTCTCCTTGCTCATCATCGGAACGTCCAGCGTCGGCGATATTTTGACCTTACGATCATACGTCACAACCTGGCTTTCTGTTTTGTGTCCACTAAACATCTGCTTCTCTTTGCTACTACCTTCATAGTCTGAAATCGCCTTGGCTTTAATATCGTGGAACGTACCCGGAACAGGTCGACCCAGTTTCACCGCGGCTTGCTTTTTCGCGTTATTCCACCATGTATTGAATGTTTTTTTATTCATCCGTCCACCTGATGGTGAAGGGATTACATAACCGGCTGCTGATTTTCCGATAAGATGTTTTTTAGCCAAATCAATCGCCGCACGTAGACGGGGTGTCCATTTCTTGATCTGTTTTTTACCCGTCTTGTTTTGCTCAATAAAAATCCCATCTTCCATTAGCTCGGAAACTATCAAATCAAAAACGTCGCCTTCGCGGGCTGCACAGAGATAAGATATTTCCATCGCAACTTTTACTTCTATTCGTGCGCATTCGTAAACAGCCAGATAATCTTCATCTGGAATATAAACGTCACGATCTGCGAGAGTGAACTTACGGATCCCGCGACAGGGATTTCCCTTCACATAGCCACGTTCAAAGCCCCAACCAAAAACCCGCGACATGCTGGATACTTCCTGATTTGCCTGGTTCTTACTGGAAACGCCGCGCTTATCCATATAAATACGAACCTGCTCAATTTTAATGTCGTCTGCTTTCATCTTGCCGAATACCGCCAGTAGCTTCTTCTGGTGTTGGCGATAATCACTCTGGGTACGAGTCGCCAGCTCAGTGAATGTCGGGCTGTCGAGGAACATTCCCCATAGCTTGGCAAATGTCATTACGTCATGGCGCTCAGCTTTTGCTTTTTCGTAATTGGCCCAGAGTTTTGACATACTTGTTTCGCGTATCTTCCCCAAACTAATACTTTTCTTTGTACGTTTTGGTTTCCAGACATAGCTATATTTATTTTTTGTGACCCGAGGCGGAAGTTGTATATCCTTCGGATCTTTACGTGGTCTTCCCATAGATGGCGTCAAAGTTGGGTTCTGTTGCAACATACTCGTCAACCTTTGGCAATTCAGTAATATTTGGTGCCAGACTTCTACGCAGGACAATTGGGCGATTTCTTCGATCCGTAGTAAACGGAATGCCGTGACATCGAAGTTGACGCTGCTGTTCTGTGTACCGTCTGTATCCAGTAATTTCAGCAATTTCCACTGGTGACAGTGTGAGTTCGTACATAGCTATCACCTCAGATAGCCAGCCAGTAAAAGATAACTGGCTGGTGGGCGTAATTCTGAAAATAAAAAATCAGTTTTGAGTCAGTTTTTGCAGCACTCTATTACCCTCAATGAGACGCTGCCAGATTGCAGAAACATACCGGGCCTGGTGTATAGCATCGGCAAGGGCGTTGTGCCGTTCTCCCTCAAATTGGATGGTTTTCTTCGGGTCGATTCCAATTGCTTTACCGAGCTCTACAATTGTTCGAACATCGCGATCATTCCAATATTCCCACGGGTATTCTTCAGCGATGTAATCAAATGAAGAACGCAGAATACAATTATCGAAAGATGCGCCATTACCCCAGACCTGGGCAGTTTTGCGACCTCCAGGGATATTTTCGAAAATAAATTCACGGAACTGGAGTAGGGCATCAAGTAGCGGGATGGCGTCATCATTCACGATCGCTGAGCGCGCTTCGGAGGACTGCTTAAGCCACCATATAACGGTTGGTGCATCCATTTCCGCACCCCAATTTACAGACGACTCGAGGCTTATGACTTTATAGAAACTTTCTCCGATTGAGCCTGTAGCCGGATTAAACACGACCGCTCCGATAGCAACGATGGGGGCATTTTGTTTTTTACCCATAACCTCAAGATCAACCATGACGTGAACGTCATCTGCTGGTAATTCTTCAACATCATTATGATGACCGGATTCAATATTTACGGTAGTTGTTTCGCTACCAATGTCAGCATTACTTGTACCTGTCTCAGCAGCTGTTTCGCTTTCAGAAATTTCATTAACAACTTCGGTTTCATTCCCGAAATTCTCTTCCATCTGCACATCGCTGGTGGTCTCTTTTTCCTGGGCTGTGGTTTCTGATGACATGAGGCCATCAATGGAGAACACGCCGCCGCCGAGGTTGGCAACTCCTGGTTGCTTAGTTTCTGTCAGATGTTCTGTTACCCACTTCGGATCTGTTGGGTCACATATCCCTTCAACAAACTCCCCGCGGTCTGCGGCAAGCTGGCGGCTAATTTCGCTTTCCCAGCTTTTGTTTGGGGTATGACGTGCTGCTTTTAGTGTTTCTTCTGAGGGCTTTGAATGCTCGCTTTCTGTAAGGCTCGCGCTGATATAACCACGAAGCCTATCTGGGAATGGAGTTAATCCAGAAGACGCTTCGCGGATCAGAGCGAAAATTGCTGCGCGCGAGTAATCGAGGATCCCAGGTGTGGCACGAAGTGATGAGGACCATTCTTTGAATGGACTTTCTTTTTTCTGAACGATTTCTTTCGCACGACGGTAAACGCCGCCCGGAATATCATAGATGTTAAAATCCATCGGCAGAGTTGCTAAGGCAATTTCTAGGTCCAGGCTATCAAAATCATGGCTAAGCTCAGGGTTACGGTCGGTCTTATTGCCGCCGCCAGCATTGGCGCCTGAAGGTGTACGACTTATTGATGATATGTAATTACCAGCAGCCCATTCTTTGGTTAGGACCCCACGGTCAATGTGTGCCGTTTCAAACCACAATTTGGTAAACTGAACCTGCTTACCAAGCTCATAGCGCTTTCCTTCTGGGAAAACGGTTTTGAAGGCACTGGTGAATTTCCACAGACCAGGCATATCGTATTTCTTAATTTCCGGAACATTTTCAGCAGCCAGAATCAGATTCTGTACAGCGTGATTCTCCGTATCCATTTCCATCACAGAAAGGCGGTCACGGTGCGGAATGCTAATGTGATAAACATGGCGATCGTCGGCCATGTACTGGGCAAGCAGCTGCGTGCGGAAAGGCATTTCAGCCAGGTTGAACAGGGCATCTTCATTGGCCGAATAGTCCTCTTCATCATTCTTGCTGACAGGGGGGTTAGCTACCGGTTCATTGCTTACTTCTGGCTCAGCAGGGACTGGAGCAGCAATTTTTTGCCAGCTCAGTCCATCCTCGCCAAGTTCGTAGCGGTCACACCAGGTGTCATCCAGTACACCTTCTTCCGGTAGGTCATCAACGATAAACCAGTTGGTGCGGATAGGCAGCTGGTGGTTGGCGCCGCGGCCAACATTAATCTCAGCGTCTTCCAGAATGTCCAGGATACGACGTTCGGCGCGGGAATCTGATTTAGCAGAAAACCAGCAGAAGAGGTTTTTCGCTTCGGTGGCTTTTGCCTTTGCTTTAATGAGATACGCGTAGTTGTTCATTGCGTTTGGGTTCCTTAAGGCTGTAAGATACCCGGGACTGTGAAAGCTCCCTCTGGGTAGTGGTCATTGTCAAAACTCGAATCCGGAAAGCTTTGGTCGGCTAACCGGGGTACTTAACCCGCCTTGCGCGGGTTTTGTGCTTTATGGGCCTTTTTCAGGCTGGTGGTGTTCAATAGTCATTCTCAAAACCCGAATCAGAAACTTACTGCAGGCTGTTGGTCGTCAGCCGTCTTCAATGCCTTTTTATATGGCTGGCATGTGCCTTTTACGTGCTGGGCCTCAGCATCGCTGTTACAACTGGTCTCAGATGGATACACGCCTATCAGGACATCAGAGCACTCGCCAGTCAGGGCGCACACGCTGATGACAAGGGCAAACAGCGTATTCATGCTTTAGCCTCAGGGTTCCCTTTCTGGGCTAACAGGTAGCAAAGCTGACGTAGCCTTGCTTCAAACCAGTTCAGTCGTGTTGCCTGGTGGCCAGTCGGTACTCGGGCAAAATCTGTCATATTCATCTCCCGTTTATTGATGGGTAGGGGCTTTGCAGCACGGCGCCGGGTGCCTCCCGGTGGCTGCAGCCAGTTAACAACTGCTGCCGACCTGCTTTTTCCCGCAACATGGAAACCGCCCATGTTTACCTTTTAACTGTGTCGCGCGCGCTTAGCCGCATTCACCGTGGTGCAAAGCAAAATTTGCGATTAGAACTCTGGTGCAGTCGTATCAATTCGCTTAACTGAAAGCGCCTCTTTGAACTCTGCAAAACTCAATACTTCGTCGCCTTCTGACAGGCTTTCAAAATATGCTTCGTATTCCTTTTCCATCACTGTTTCCTTCCCTTAAGGCCGGGTCGCCGAACGTTGAAACCTGCTGCGAGTGTTATTGCTGTCATCTCATCCGGTGTTTCGTATGCCGCCGGCAGCTACTACGTGGGCTTCCTGCCTCGATGACGTCTCTGTGTTTATAGTGAAACTCAAAACGTGTTTGATTGTCAACACGTGTTGTGTTTTGGTCTTGAGATTGTTTACGGGAGGAAAAAAAAGGCACAAAAAAACCAGCCATATGGCTGGTTTGTATGAAATTAGAGTTGATTATTCTTCGGTGCTTTTAAAACGACCACGTAAATATTTTTCTACGTAATCGTCTATCTCCTTAAGACGAACTTGAAACAGATCTATCATTCGTTCTTGTTCAGATTCGGGCAGTTGATCAAACAAGCTGATAAGCCTTCTATGTTGAGGCGTCAGCCATTCCTGCGTGCTGTCCTCTCCGAAAATAAGTTCAGAAGGTGGCATTTTTAAGGCCTTAGCAAGCGCAACAGCATCATCAATACCAATGGTTCTACTCGCTGACTCGTAGTTGCCCACGCGGGACTGAGCCCACCCGCATATTTCAGCAAGTGCTTTCTGAGATAGTCCTCTTTGCTCTCTGGCTTGTTTAAGACGAGCTGCAATTTGTTCATTCGTATTCATAAAGCGGTTTTACCACGTTGCGTGTTATCACTCAAAAAACATACCGTGTTGACACTCAAACACATAACGTGTTTTAATCTCTTCATCGCTTCTGTGCAGAGGTAAAAATGAACAACATCGCGAAGGAGAGACAGTCTCTCGGACTTACTCAAGAACAACTGGCCTCACTTTTTGGTTGGCGCCAGTCACGAATTTCTAATTACGAAAATGGGACACGAAAACCAACGCTGATTGACTGCCGCCGTATCGTAGAGCAGCTAAACAAGCTAGGGGCTGAATGTACCCTCGATAGTGTTTTCCCACCAAATATGGAGAAGGAATAAGCATGCAAACCATCTCTTTTGAAAATCATATCCCGGTGAAGGGTATGCAGCTGAAAACAGAAAATCAGTATTTACCGACGCGCCGCGATCGCAATAAGTGCAGGGCCATTTATACCGCCGTTCAGGAATGGGAGTCTTCATTACCTGGGCGTGCGCAAGACCACGTCGCGCAGCTGGTGGCCGAACAGTGGGAGAAACAAAACGGGCGCGGAATCAGCGTCAATAAACAGAATCTGTATCGCTACCTGAAAAACGAGGGCGGTTCAGAGAAGTACACCAGTTATGTCATCCAGCTTTCGACGGCGATCGCTGATGCAATGCCGATAGAGATCGCGCGCAAACATGGCCTAAAAAGTGGCTTAACTGAAACCGAGCTGGTGGCCAATGCAATCAAAGAATGCAGCGAAGCGCACCAGGCCAAGTTGCTTGGCGCACCTCTGCAGAAGCTAGAGCGTGAAATACGCGAAGCTGCAATTGCACTTTTTAACATGCTTCCTGCAGATGCGGCGGGACCACTACTGGCGAGCATTAGCGCCGTAGCGCCGCAATTTTTTTAATCGAGTTTTTACAATGAGTACCGTACAGAAAATAAGGGGGCTTCATGAGCATTGATGCAATGCGATGGGCCAAAAAAGTCAAAACCGGGAAATCTTCTGCGAAGGCAGTTCTGACCTGGCTGGCCGATATGTGCGGGGCTGATCTCTGTGCTTTTCCATCCATTCCTGCGCTGGCTGAAGCAACTGAACTGGATAAGAAAACAGTCCAGTCGAGTCTGCAATATCTGGTCTCGATTGGGCTTATTGAAGATACAGGTGAACGGCGTGGGCGGACTAAACAAATCCCTGTTTACCGGCTTCTTGGTGTGGAAGAAAGCATTGCCGAAGCTGAACACACCCAAAAACGGGAACATTACCAAAAACGGGATCGTTTAAACACACCCGAAAACGGTGTTGTTACATCTGCTAAGGGTACCGAAAACGGGACTGTTTCCTGTACGCAAAACAACCAAACGATCCCGTTTTTTCCGTCAAACGATCCCAAAAACGGGATCCGGAATCTACCAGAGGAACCAAAAGATATAACCCCCACATATAGCGATCTGGTCGAACCAGCTAACCCGAGTTATCCGAATCAGCCCGGGATTGCCTTTGGTGCCAGTCAGACATTTGGGAAGTTTGCGATGCACCATGACTGGAAACCATCCGCGGAATTTCCCAGACAGGCCACGCTCTGGGGCATGCCGCTAAAGCCGGGGTTAAATCTTCCCGCAGAGCTAAGTAGCTTCATTGCCTACTGGCAGGCCGAAGGAAAAGTATTCCATCAGGTGCAATGGGAACAGAAGTTAGCCCGGCATCTCAGCCGGGCGGAAGTCCGCCAGAAAAAACCAGTTAACGGGGGTAACGCGAATGCAGGAGTTCAACCAGATAACACCAGATCTCGGGCAGTCCAGGAAATTCAGGCGGCCCGAGAGCGCTGGGTACGCAGGAACGGACTTGCTGGCGGCGGAAACTGCATGGCGCCTATGGACAGTCATGGGGGAAATATATTCGAACAGGTGGACACAGAAGAACGGGGCGGAGCCCTCGGATATGTGGATGGCCAAGATTGGAGCGATGAATGAAGCGCAGATCACACGTGTCTGCCAACAGTGTATTGAGCGATGTGCTTCGGGTAATAGCTGGCCACCGGATCTGGCTGAGTTTGTGTCGCTGGTTTCTGCTAGTGGGGCCAATCCCTTCAATCTGACCACTGAAGTGGTGATGAATGAATACAAGCGCTGGCGTAATGAGTCTTATCGCTATTCCGACAGCGACAGATACCCCTGGAAACAGGACGTGCTGTATCACATTTGCATTGAGATGCGTAGGAGTGGGGTTGAGCGAAGTCTGACTGAGGGGGAGCTGAAGAAACTGGCGGGTAAGTTACTCATGAAATGGACAAAGCACGTGGCTAATGGGTTTTCTATCCCGCCGATTCGTCGGCAACTGGAAGCCCCAAGGCATCCGTCGGGTCCGACGCCAGCACAAATTCTGATGGAAGAGTACAAGCGCCGCAAAGCGGCAGGTTTAACCAGGTAAACGAGTTTTGACCATGACCAAAAAAATCAAATCCAAATATCGCAATGAAATAACCGCCTTTGAATTCCTCAGGGCTAATCCGGATATGACGTCCGGCGAAATAGCTAGAGCAATGGGGCGTAGTGGCAGCTCTGTCAGTGGGCAGGTTAGACAACTGGCAGGTACCGGACGGATTGTCCAGACGGGCACTAAAAACGGTTCTCCAATGTGGAGAGTAAACGATATGCCGTTTGGTTGCGGTAACCCGATCAGAATGAGGTTCGAACAACTGCTGCAGGCACAACGTTCGAAAGGTAGGGAGTTCGCAGCATGACTGATATTACCCGGTTGTTAGCCAGCCTCAAGCGCCGCTCAGCCCATGCAAAAGAGTTCGGCCACGACGTTCTGTTCGTAAAGCTCGAAGACCTAGACGCTCTGGGAGAGGCTCTGGAGAAGGCGCAGCAGCGCATCGGCGAACTCGAGCGCGAAGAGGAATCTTTTCGCCCGGTCGGCGTAATGAGTGAGAAAGCGTATCACCGCCTGGAAAACAGAGAATCACGCTTTATTGCACTCTGGCCTCGCCCCGAGATCTATTTACCGCGTAAGCGCCCGGAAGATGGCGTCATTGTTTATGCACGAACCGTGGCCCCCTCAATCAACAAAAAGGAGGGATGAGTATGGACCCTTCACTTAAATATGCCTGCAAGCGCGTGCAAGAGCTGGAAAGTCTTCTGCTGGTGGAAGTGCCTGAAACAGTATGGCCAGCGGAAGTCATTATGGTCTTCTCTCAGATTGAAAACGCCGGGACA